GGCCTGCCCCGCGCCAGCTGATGCTGCCGCCCTGGCCGCGATGCCCGTGGCCGCCCTGCGCGCCGCCTGCGCCGCTGCCGGCGTGAAGCCCGGCCGCAGCCGCGCCAGCGCCACCGCTGCCCTGCTGGCCGCGGCCAGCTGATCCACGCCTATGGCCACCGCATACGGCACCGCTTGCCATTGGCATCGGCTGCCGTATGCTTCAGCTGTTCCACCCACCACACCCCGATGGCCACCGCCACCGCTGATCGCATCGCTGCCGCCCTGGCGCAGCTGCAGCCCGCACCCGCACCCGAACCGCCCGCGCCGTCCGGCACCGCCTGTGATGCCGCCCTGGATGCAATGGCCGACGCTGCCCTGCAGTTCGGCCACCTGCTCACCCGCTGGCAGCAGGCCAACGGCTGGAGCCAGGACACACCGAAACGCATCGCAGCCGCGGCCGGCTTCACCGATCTGGCCGTGCACAACAGCCAGTGGTCGGAGCTGTGCCGCGGCCTGCTCACGCCGAAGCCGAAGCTGTTCGCCGCCCTGGCGCAGCTGAACCGCCTGGTGGCCGATCAGGCCTGGGCCACGCCCGGCGTGATCACGCCCGCCCTGCGCGCCACCCTGCAGCAGGCGCTGCCGCTGCTGCGCCCTGACGGCCCGCCCTGGAGCGCCGCCGATTTCTTCGATGCCTTCATCGGCGGCTGCTGATCCACAGCACCTGGGCACCAGGCACGGTGTAACTGCACCCGCCTGCCACTTCCACCGGTTACGGTCAGGGCAACACCGCCACACTGCTGGCGGTTCCTGGCCATTTCACCGTGGTGGGTGGTGGCCAGGCCGAAGGGCCCGGGCGTGATCGTTCGGGCCCTTCGTGCGTTCAGCCTTCGGCGCCGGCCGCGGCCTGCTGCCCGGGGGGGCACCATCGAAGCGCAGCAGCAAGGCCACCCGGGGGCGCTGTGCGCTGCACCCGGCTACACTGACACCGACCACCCACCACGAAACCGATGCACCCTTCGCTGGCCTTCAGCCCGCCGGAGCAAACGCCTGCGGGCCCGATCTGCACCATCAGCTGGAATGGCCACCCGGTGGCCACGCTGCAGCGCACCGACACGCCCGAAGCCGATGCCTGGGAGCCTGGAGCACCAGGGCCTGTGCGCGTGCCGGGCTTCACGGTCTACACCGTGCGTTCGCTCTACACCCCGGCGGTGCTGTCATCGATGCACCGCGATGCGGTGCTGGATGAACTGGCGCTGCGGTTCGATCCGACCTGGCAGCCGGCGCCGGCTGAACTGGCCGCGGCAACCGCTTGACACTTGCACCCACTTGCACTCACACTGTGGAAGTTCCACCCACCACGAACGCAATGGCTCCCACCACCGCCGCCGCTGTTTCCACCCTGCCCGCCGATCTGGATCAGGTCGCACGCGAACTGGCCTATGCCACCGCGCAGCTGGCCGCCTGGACCGAAATCAGGAAGGAACAGCTGGCGAAGCTCCAGGCCGCGCACGATGCCGGCACCGTGCCCACGAAGTTCAGCGCCTACGGCTACAGCTTCGCCCTGCAGACCGGCAAAACCTCCACCACCTTCGATGCCCACGGCAAAGCGGCCATCGAAACCCTGAAGGCTGAGCTGCAGGAACAGGGCCACTGCACCCTGACCACCGGCGACCCGTTCTGGGTGCTGCGTCAGGCGAAGGCGAAGGCCTGATCACACCCCGGGGCACCTTCAGCCCCGGCTTCACACCCACCCCGGGGGGCCGCTGTGCCCCCTTGCCGTTTCAGCAATGCACGATCCGATCGACCACCCCAGCCACTACACCGCCGGCAGCGTGGAGTGCATCGAAGCCCTGGCCGCGATGGCTGGCATCGATGCCCACATCGATCACTGCACCCAGTCGGCGGTCGCCTACCTGTGGCGCTGGCGCCGCAAGGGCGGCCCGCAGGATCTGGCGAAGGCACGCTGGTATATCGATCGTGCCCACGGCCTGGCGGTGCAGCAGGAAGCACTGCAGCAGCCCGGCCAGGCCACAATGCACACCACCCACCACACCGAACGCAATGGGCCGACTGACACCTGATGGTGCGCGCGCCACTGTCGCCACCGCCTGCCCGAACTGCGGTTCACGCCGCACCCGCGTGATCTGCACTTCACCCACCACTGACGGCACCGCCACCGTGCGCCGCCGCAGCTGTGAAGCCTGCCTGCGCCGCTGGTATTCCTTCCAGGTGGCCGAACAGGTGCTGCCCGACTATGCCGTGCGCTGGGCATCCGCCCCGAAGGTCAACGGTCGCCGCACATCCGGCAGCGACCGTGTGATCGTCACCCTGCCCACCGCTGCCGCCTGATGATCCTGCCCGATTTCCACATCCGCGAACTGGCCGCGGCCGGCTGCGTGAAGCCCTTCGATCCACACCTGGTGAACCCAGCTTCGATCGACCTGCGCCTGGCGCCCACCATCCTGATCGAATCAGTGGTGGGCCCCGGGCTGGTGCACTTCGACCTGGGCGACCACACCGAAGCCGAACCCTACCTGCTGCGCCCCGGCCAGTTCATCCTGGCCGCCACGGCGGAGCGCATCACGATGCCCACGCACCTGGCCGGGCAGGTGCAGCTGAAATCAACCGTGGCGCGCCAGGGGCTGGAACACCTGATGGCCGGCTGGATCGATCCAGGCTTCAGCGGCACGATCACCCTGGAGCTGCACAACAGCCGCCAGCTGCAGGCGGTGCCGATCTGGCCCGGGATGCGCGTCGCGCAGCTGGTGCTGCTGCGAATGCTGGAGCCACCGCAGCGCAGCTATGCGCTCACCGGTCGCTACAACGGCCAGCAGCTGCCGACAGGGCCGCGCGCGATCAGTGAGCGCAGCAGCTGATGGCGATCGACACCACAGGCCCCGGGGCACCATCAGCGCCGCCTGCTGCCCCACCCCGGGGGGCGACTGAACCCGACTGGCGGCAGCTGTGCATCGATCTGATCGAAGCCACCAGGGCCGACTGGATCACCTTCGATGAACACCTGATCGAAGCGATGTGGGAGCCACTGGAAGCGATCGAAGCGGCAGTGATCGCCTACCAGGGCACCACCGACACACCCACCACATTCAGCGACTGATGCAGTTCACCTTCACCGTGCACGGCAAGCCGGCCACGCAGGGCAGCAAAACCTACCTGGGCCGCGGCCGGGCGATCGAATCGAACCGGCGGCTGGCGCCCTGGCGGAGTGATGTGGCCGCGGCCTGCGCGCAGGCCAGGCCAGCCGGCTGGCCCACCACTGGGCCGATGCAGGCCACGATGGTGTTTCGCTTTGCCAGGCCGCAGTCGCACTTCCGCGCCAATGGCGACCTGAAGCCCACAGCACCGCAGTGGCACCTGGTGATCGCTGGCGATGTGGACAAGCTGAGCAGGGCAGTGAATGATGCGATCACGGCATCAGGCACCTGGGCTGACGACAAACAGCTGGTGGAAATGCTGGTGAAGCGGCAGTGGTGCGGGCCAGGTGAGCTGCCCGGTGCCACGATCACACTGCTGGCGCTGGAACCTGCGGGCTAACCTGCCAGCAAACACACCCGCCTGCAGCGACTCTATGGCCCACCGCGGGACTGGCAACCTGAAGCCCCGCCGCCCAGGTGAGCCCCGGCCGGCCGCGAAGCCCAGCACTGCTGCGAAGCGTGCGCGCCGCAGCGCGAAGGCGAAGCTGGAAGCGGCAGTGAAGCAACGGGGTGGCACCCCGGGCAGCGTGATCAGCGCCGAACACCTGGGCCAGGTGCTGGAAGCGGCGGTGATCGCCTACGAAGTGGGCAGCCAGGATATTTCGACCCGCAGGCGCCGCACGCAGCTGGCGGCGAAAAAGGCCGCGGCGAAGCTGGGCTGTGATGTGCCTGTGAACCTGATGGAGCGGGTGAAGGGCATCGTGGAGCGCCGCGCCCGCGGCATCGTCAGCAGCGTGGCAGGTGAAGACCTGGCGGAGCGTGAACGGCTGGCGGAAGCACTGGCGCAGGAATCCGATTTCCTGGAGCCACCCGATCAGACCACGGCAGCGGAGCTGCGCGCGATCGCGCGGAAGGCAGCGAAGGATGCACCCTTCCTGGAGCAGGGCCCCACGGTGATGACGAAGGCGGTGCGCGACCCATCGAAGCGGCCGAACGACACGCTGCCGCCACCAGGCCGCGGCAAGGGTATGCAGTGCACTGCTGATGAAGCGGAACGGCGGGTGGCTGAAATCGTGAAGCGCCTGGGCCTGGGTGCCACCAGGCAGCAGCTGATGGAATGGGCGCGCAAATCCTGGCCGACAGGATGCAGCGAACGGAATGTGGACGAATACATCAAAGCGGCCAGGCTGATCCTGCGTGCTAACTGGGCGCGCGAACGCGAAGACTTTATGCTTGACCTGCTGGAGCAATATCAGCGCCTGGGTGCCGATGCCCGTGTCGAAGGGCAGCTGGGCACTGCACTGGGTTGCCTGAACAGTATGGCAAAGCTAACGAATCTGGGCGGGTTCGCTGCAAATCAGGGCAACTGATCGTGTCGATTCTGTTCACTGGCCCGGCCGGCAGCATCCTGGAATCACCGCGGCAGCGCGACCTGGGCCAGGATCTGAGCCATCACGCTGATGTGATCGAACGCACCTTCACCGAACCGCAGCGGCAGGTGTATGAAGCGGGCACCCGATTCCGCCTGCTGTGCTGCGGCCGGCGCTTCGGGAAAACCTATCTGTCGGTGGGGCAGCTGCTGATCTGGGGGATGCGGCACCCCGGGGGGCTGTTCTGGTATGTGACCAGCACCTACAAAGCGGCGAAGCGGATCGCGTGGAAAACACTGCGCGAAATGGCACCGCCGCACCTGGTGGCGCAGGTGAACCACACCGAACTGACGGTGAAGCTGATCAACGGGGCAACGATCAGCCTGATGGGTGCGGATTCGCCCGACAGCCTGCGGGGCAGCAGCCTGAGCGGGTGCGTGATCGATGAAGCCGCCTATGTGAACCCGCGGGTGTGGTCTGAAGTGGTGCGGCCATCGCTGAGCGATCAGCAGGGCCCCTGCTGGCACATCACCACCCCAGCAGGTTTCAACCACTTCCACGATCTGTGGGAGGGAACAATGGGCGATCCGACCTGGGCCCGGTTCAGCTTCACCACGCTGCAGGGTGGGCAGGTGCCGGCGGATGAAATCGAAGCGGCGAAGCGTGATATGGATGCGCGCACCTTCCGGCAGGAATACCTGGCCAGCTTTGAATCGATGGCCGGGCGGGTGTATCCCGATTTCAGTGATGACAACATCAGCGAAGCCGTGTGCGACACCGGCGGCGAACTGCTGCTGGGTTTGGATTTCAATGTGGGGATGATGGCCGGCGTGCTGGCATCAATGGCCGGCGACACGCTGATGGTGTGGGATGAAATCGCGATGCCGAACAGCAACACCGGCGAAGTGTGCCAGCTGGTGAACCACAGGTTCAATGGCCGGCGGATCCTGGCATATCCCGACCCGACAGGCTCAGCGCGCAAAACCAGCAGCGCCGGGATGACCGATCACGGCATCCTGCGGCAATACGGGTTCGTGGTGGTGGCACCGAACGCACCCTGGAGCGTGAAGGACAAGCTGCAGGCCACGAACTACCTGATCCGCAACGCTGAAGGGCAGATCAGGCTGCGGGTGCACCCCAGGTGCAAACACCTGATCAGGGGCCTGCGGGGTGTCACCTTCAAACTGGGCACCGACGAATGGATCGTGGACAAATCACCAGGGCTGGAGCACTGGTGCGACGCACTGGGATACCTGATCCTGTCGGCCGCGAACCGGGTGAAGCCGTGGCACGCAGGCGAAACCAACATCGCGCTGTATTGAACGCACCTGGGTGCAGCTGGGGCAGCGCACCTACACTGCGGGGATCCTGTGGGGCGCGTGTGTGGCGATCTGGCAGCCGGGGCCGTGGTGGGGCCGCAATGGCCCGGTGCGCTGGGCCAGTGATGTGACACCAGCGGAAGCAATCGCGCCCGCTGCTGCTGACAGCCCAGCACCTGGGCCTGCAGTGGCCGCGGCCGGCACACTGGAGCCTGAAGCGCCAGCCCCGGCCCCACGGCGCCGCAACCGCAAACCTGCCGCCCCGATCGATGGCTGATATTCGCCTGGAGCTGCCCAGCTATTCGATGAACGCAGCGCGCGGGTGGGAAGGCAACCGCGACCTGCCGGACATTTCGCTGGGCCGCACCCGGGGTGATGATCACCCGGAAGACAACCCGAGCATCCCATCAGCCACCTACTGGGCGATGTGGCAGCGGTGGCAGCCGGTGGCGGCGGTGCTGAGCGGCACGGCAGGCCTGGCGCATCGCAGCGACCACTATCTGCCGCAGCTGCCGAACGAACCACCGGATGCCTATGGGCGCCGCTGTGGCCGCGGCGTGCTGAGCCCCTACTTCGCGCGGATCGTGAAGGCGGCAGTGGGGCTGATCCTGCGGAAGCCGATCGAACTGCAGGGTGGCGATGAAGCCTGGTGGGATACCTGGCGAAAGGATGTGAACAGGCACGGCAGCAGCCTGGAGGAATTTTGCACGAAGCTGCTGTTCGACGCGATCGCCTACGGGCATTGCGGGTTCCTGGTGGATCACCAGCTGGATCCGGCGGTGGTGAGCCTGGCGGATCAGCTGGCCAACCCGGTGCTGCCGTATTTCGTGCGCTACGAAACGGGCAATGTGATCGGCTGGCGTGAAGCATCAGGCGGCGCCAACGGCCACCTGTCGCAGCTGCGGCTGCGCGAAGTGGTGAGCGAACCCTGGGGCAGCTTCGGTGAAGCGCAATATCGGCAGGTGCGGGTGCTGGAGCCCGGCCGGTGGGCCACCTACCGGGTGCGCGAATCGAAGGATCCCAGCCAGCCTGAAGAATGGTTCAAACACCAGGAAGGTGAAACGGGGCTCACCACGGTGCCGTTCACGGTGGTGTATTCGCAGCGTGAAGGGCTGCTGCTGAGCGATCCACCGCTGCTGGAAATCGCGAACCTGAACCTGCAGCACTATGCGCTGCAGGCGCAGCTGCTGCACTGCCTGCACGTTGCGGCGCAGCCGATGCTGATCGTGAAGGGCTGGGATCAGGCCAGCAGCCACCTGAATGTGGGGGTGAACAACGCACTGAGCCTGCCCGTGGAAGGCTCGGCGTTCTATGTGGAACCCGCCAGCCAGGCCTTCCAGTCGCTGCAGGATGAACTGGCAGCCCTGGAAACGCAAATGGCCAGCCTGGGTGTGGCGATCCTGGCGAAGCAAAAAAATGTGGCTGAATCGGGGCTGTCGAAACAGCTGGATCGCGCCGACAGCAATTCGATGCTGGCGGTGATCAGCAAGGATCTGGAATCCAGCCTGCAGCAGGCTGTCGAATGGGTGGCCGCCTATGCGGGTGTGGAAGCACCGGTGGTGGTGATGGATCGGGACTACAACGCCGACCCGATCGACCCGCAAACGATCGATGCGCTGGGCCGGCTGTTCACGGCGCAGGTGATCGATCAGCGCACGCTGCTGGAAGCACTGCGCCGCGGCGAAGTGTTCGGGGATGATTTCGACCCTGAAGCGATCATCGAAGCGGTGAGCAGCGGGCAGCTGTCGGATGCGTTCACGGCAACGCTGCCGCTGGCTGCAGCGCAGGATGCAGCGGAGCAGGCCGAAGCCGATGGCCCGGTGCCTGAAGGCGACCCGTCACTGCCAGCCGACTGATGGATGCCACCGACCTGGCGCGTGCTGCTGGGGGGCGCGACCGGCAGCGCCAGCTGGTGCTGGCGAACATCCTGCGAATCCTGGATCACGGCAATGCCAGCGCCGATCGCACGCAGGTGGCGATCGAACTGGCGGTGCTGCAGATCCGCAAGCTGATCACCGGGCTGCCGGATGAAGGGCTGCTGCGCGAACGGGCGTGGCGGCAGCTGAAGCCACAGGTGCTGCCGGTGCTGGAGCGGATGGCCCTGGCGGTGGGGCGCGATCTGGTGCTGGAAGCGGCGGCAATGGTGCCGGAGCAGGCCAGCTGGGCCGCCAACTACCTGCTGGCCGGAATGGCAGGCGATGCACCAGGGGCCGCGGCGGCGCGGCGTGCAGCGACCGGTGAAAACAACCCGTTTGCGCCGCGCACGGTCGAAGCATTCCCGGGGCAGGTGTTCACCACGCGCGACCTGGGCCGGGTGGGCAGCAGCCCTGAACTGCTGGGTGCACTGCAGGCCCGGGTGCCAGCTGAAGTGGTGCAGCAGGTGCAGGGAATGCGAATCCTGGGCGGCACGCTGCAGCAGTGGTTCGGCAGCAGTGTGGTGCTGCAGGATGCGGTCACGGGGCGGTTCGTGCGCGGCCAGGGCCTGGGTGGTGTGGCGCGCGATGGTGCTGGGGTGCCGCGGTTCGCGCAGTTCAGTTTTCAGTCGATCGATCGCCACATTCGCGCAGGGTTCCTGGCGGGCAACACCACCGAAGAAATCGCGCAGAACCTGATCGCTGACGAAATCAGGGGCCGGATGCGCCTGGGCCAGTCGGCGGTGGCACTGAAATCGAACGCCAGGGCGATTGCGCGCACGGGCCTGGCGCACTTGGCGGAGCAGGTGCATCAGCAGCAGTGGAGCGCGATGGAAGCGGGGGCGCCGGGCACGATCATCGGCTGGGTGTGGGATGCGTCGAATGACAGCCGCACCTGCCCCAGCTGCACAGCATTGGACCGGAAGCGGGTGGTGGAGCGCAGCGAACTGCCGGGCATTCCGTATCACCCGCAGTGCCGGTGCGCCGTGCTGCCGCGCACCCGAACAGGCGATGAACTGGAGCGCACCGATGGCCGCACGCAGCAGACCGGGGTGGTGCTGACGAACGAAGCACCCCCACCCCAGGGGCCGCAGGAACCGCGGGCCGCCTATCGCGCCCGGCTGGGGCGTGAAGGGTGGGCAGTGTCGAAGGTGAAGGGGCCCAGCGGTGAGCGATACCACTGGCGGCGGGTGGAATGGCAGGGCGATCGTGCGGCCGGTGGCGGCAGCGTGGCTGATTTCCTGGGCCAGGTGGTTGATGGCCGCGGCCTGGGCATCGATGCCACCACCAGGGCGCTGACGCTGCAGGAATACTTCGGCACGGGCCCTGCTGGGGCGAAGCGTGCGGCGGTGTTCAGCAGGCTGGTGGCCACCGGGCGTGATCCACACGCTGCGCTGCAGGATCTGATGCGCGGCAGCGGAAACCAGCGCAGCTTCGTGCCATCAGCGCAGCTGGCGCAGCGGTGGCCGCAATGGGCGGAAGCGATCGATGCAGTGCGGCCGGTGCGCAGCGTGCGGCAGCAGCGGCAGATCGATCGCGGCAAACCGATGGGCCGGCCGCGGCGGGGCTACTGATGGGCTGCAGGTGCAACCGCCGGTAGTCTGGGTGCACCTATGTGCAGGCTGCAGTGGCTGATGGCGTGTCGGTGGTTTCGGCCGCTGTGGTGTCGGGTGAACTGATCCTGGGTTTGAGCAGCGGCCAGCTGATCCGCGCAGGTTTCGTGCAGGGCCCCCAGGGGCTGCGGGGTGATCCAGGCCCGAAGGGTGACACGGGCCGGCCGGGGGCTGATGGCAACACCCTGCTGCACGGCGCTGGTGCGCCCACCTTCGATGACGGCAAGCCGGGCGATTTCTACATCGACACCACCCGCAGCTGGCTGTATGGGCCGAAGACCGGCACCGGGTGGGGCAGCGCGGTGAAGCTGAAGCCGGACCCGGCCACGATGACGCTGCCCACAGGATTCAAGGCGCAGCAGGGCGACCCGATCTACCCGCGGGTGTTCGCCGGGGCGATGGCCGGCGGCGGTGGCGGCGGCACGGTGATGATCGGCGGCGGCAGCGGTGACGGCAACCTGTCACCGATCCTGGGCAACAACGCACCGCTGGCGGCTGGCACCCCGCTGGTGGTGGCCAGCGACCCGGTGGGCGACGCGATGATCGTGGATCTGTGGGCCCTGGGGCCGAATGGCACGCTGTTCGTGGAAGTGGGTGTGAGCAAGGGCACCGGAACCGACACGGGCTACAGCGTGGTGTATGAAATCCAAATGGGGACTCAGCCGCCGGTGCTCACCTTCACGCCGATCGTGACGGGTGCCGGCGGCCTGCAGCTGCAGGTGAGCAGTGATGTGGCGCTCACCACGCTGCGGGGCCGGGTGCTGCTGCTGTGATGCAGGGCTAGCCTGCAGGGGCAGTGCCAGGGTGATGTGGCCCGACTGCCCCCAGGGAAATGACACTGCAGCCTTTTCACGTCCGCGGCGGGTTGAACGCAGACGGGAAGCGGGTGATGAAAATCGCGGATCCCGTAGCAGCGGATGACGCAGTGAACCTGCGCACGCTGCAGGCGAACGCAGGCGTGCATTTCGTGGGGCGGCTGAGCAACCTCCCCAGCCCGCAGGATCCGACAGCGGCGAACCGGCCGATCGACGGGCAGCTGTATTTCGTGAAGTTCGATCTGGCCGGGAACCGGATCGATCGGCTCTACGCCTTCGATGACAGCATCGGCCACACCGGGCCGATCGCCACCCTGCTGGTGGAAAGTGACAACCCGGCGGATGCAGCGACCATCACGGCGCTGGCGGCCACGAACGCACAGGATGCGGGCCGCCCGCTGGCGTTGTCGGGCGGCGGCACCGGTGCTGTGGTGGACCTGATCGCGCAGGCATCAGGGCGGATCACGGCAACGATCCAGACCGCAGGCACCGGCTATGCGATCGGTGACAAACAAACAGTGGCCGGCAACACGCTGGCATTCCCTGGCCTGCTGGGCAATATCACTTTTACGGTGACGCGCCTGGGTGGCGCCACGCCGATGGGCGGTTATCGGCAGGTGAACCTGAAGGATTTCATCAAACCGACAGTGGCCGAAGGTGATCAAACCTTCGGGATGGAATCAGGCGACCTGGAACTGATCACCGAAAACAACCACGAAGCGATCAAGGTTTTTACCGGCGGCAGCTGGAAAACCCTGTTCAGCACGGATTCGATGCAGGCGGCAATCGCCAGCCTGAGTCTGTTTGAAGGGACTTCACAGCAGGTGGGCGGCACGGTGCCGGGTGCCATCGCGTTCGATGCGATGCCCGACCTGACGGCAACTGATGCCGCAACGGCCGCGGCCAACCTGGCAAAGGTGGGCCACTACTGGACCTATGTGGGCACCGCTGGCCGGGTGGTGGTGGCAGGTGACCCGAACGGCATCGGCCGGGATCTGGTTTCGGCCACGATGCAAGTGGGCGACTGGATCCAGATTGCGAATAGGGGCACCGCTGCAGCGCCCCAGCTGGTGTATGTGCACATCGGCGGCGACCTGCTGGCGAAATCCCGGGCGGATGTGCTTTACGGGCTGAAAACCTGGGTGGCGGGCAACTACGAACAGGATTCCCTGGTGAACTACCAGGGCAGCATTTGGCGTGCCACTGGCCCGGTGACACCCACCGACACGGCACCAGGCACTGCCGCAGTGGCGGGCACCCCAGCGGGCCCGGGCGGTGTTCCACCTGCGGTGCCAGCAGTGACCGCAGCACCGTGGCAAAAGGTGCCACTGACCGCTGGCGTGAAGAATGTGCCGACCGATGGCGACCTGCCGGCTACGGCACCAGCTTCGGATGTGTATCTGGTGCTGAACAGCACCATCGCTGGCAACAAACCAGGGCTGTTTTCATACGATCCGGGCACCACGGCCTGGGTGCAGCTGGGTGGCGGCAGTGGCGGCACACCGCTGGCGCTGACGGGCGGGAGCTTTATGACGGGCATCGGCTGCCCGATCGGCACGGTGGTGATGTGGGCCACCACCACGATCCCGGCGGGTTGGCTGGAGCTGAACGGCCAGGCGATCAACGCCACCAGCTATCCCGAACTGGCGGCGCTGTTCCCTGGTGGCAACCTGCCCGACCTGCGTGGTGGGTTCCCGCGGATGTGGGGGCCTGGGCACCCGCTGAATCTGACGAAACAGCAGTGGACAACCGGCCGACCGCGCACGGCATTCAGCGGCACCACTAACAACACGGGCAACCACGATCACGGCAGCGGCGCCGGTGGTTACAACAACTGCTGGAACGGCGGCGACTGTTCGGGCGATACCTATCTGGTGCGCAGCGATCAGCGCACCGGCTACGGCGGAGCGCACGAACACACCTTCACGGTTACGGGCGGCGGTGATGCCGAGACAGCGCCCGACCATTTCGTGCTGGGCTTCATTATCAAGGCCACCGACATCGGCGTGCGCTACAGGGCGGCGACACCCTGATTCCCACATCACACTGATCTGCACCGTTCACCCGTTCCTTTGCACCTGATCCAATGGCCGATCGCCGCCTGGTTGTAACCGATGCCGACAGCGGTTCTGCTGATTACGGCAAGATGTTTGCCCTTGCCCCTGGCAATGCCACAGGCATCGCAATCCCTGCATTCAAGACTGGCACCAGCCGCCCGGCAGTGGGCACTGTCACTGGCGAAGGTTTTTACGATCGCACCACCCGGCAGGGGTATGTGTGGGATGGGGCGCAGTGGCGCGACATTGCCGCCAACCCGATCCTGCAGTTTGCGACTGATGCCGACCTGCTGCGGGACACCACTTCAGCAGTGGGCAGCTACGGCATCAGCAGCAGCACCGGCACGCTGTATGTGAAGCGCCCGGCCGGCTGGAGCCGGGTGGGGATTGCGCTGTATCCCACGGTGCAGGATCTGCTGGGTGACAACCCCACGGTTGGCACCCTGGGTGAGGTGCTGGATGAAGGCTCGCTGTGGGAGCGGGCCACAGGCGGCTGGCGTGCCACCGGCCCGCGGGAGCTGGCAAACACTGCAGCGGTGAAAGCCTGGGCAGCGAAGGCCGAAGTGCACACCCTCACGGTGACAACCCCGGCCACAGCAGCGGGCGGTGAAGTGGTGGGTGCCACCTTCGATGGCACCGCGCTAACGGTCACAGCACCTGCGGGCCTGCCGCCTGCTGGTGTGGCAGCATCGCTGGTGGTGGCACTGCTCACGGGCCTGCCGCGCACCTTCAAGGTGGATTACACCCCCGGCCAGGCCACCATCACGGTGCGGGGCCCGCTCACCGGCGCAGTGGTGGCGGTGACGGCACTGCAGAACCTGAGCGATGTGGTGACGGCAGGGAACACTGCCGCTGCAGTGGGCGCGAATGTGGGCGACCGTGCGCTGGCGCTGGATGTGGATGTGCTCTATATGCGCACCAGCGCCGGCTGGCGGCCCGTCACGATCTGGGAGGACACCGAAGCGAACATCAGGGCAGCCACCTGGGCGATGAACGGCCAGGAAGCGATTGCCACCGACACCGGCCGCACCTTCGCTCGAATCCAGGGCACCTGGATCGAAGAACCGATCCAGCACTATGCGACCGAAGCGGCGCTGCTGGCGACAACCCCACCGAACGGCACGCTGGCCTGGAGTGACGACACCCAGGTGGTGTTCACCAGGGCCGGGGGCACCTGGCATCGGATGGGCAGCCCCACGATGACCTTCGGCACCACGGCGCCGACTGCACCGGCTGCTGGTGATCTGTGGTTCGACAACAATGCCAACCGCAAGATTTTCAATATCTGGGATGGCACTCACTGGGTGAACAGCTCCGGCGTCACGATCGGCGCGGCTGGATCGAAGCTGATCATTCCCGGCTATTTCGCCCAGGATCCCAGCGCAACCAACACCGCGGCTGACACTGGCGGCCTGGCCTTCCGATACAACGGCGGCGAAACCCAGCTGTTCCTGAGCAAGGGCAATGCCTGGAATGCAATGACCCCGATGCTGGGGATCCCGGGGAACGCAGGGAAACCTGTGATCGCGGACGCCAACGGCAACATGTCGTGGGGTGCAGCGAGCAAGTTTCAGGAACGCACTTTGGCGTTCAGCTATGACGGCGGCAGTGGCGCCTGGATCGACACCACAGCCAACGGCGGGGCTGTGGCTGAAAAATACTTTTGCATCGAAGGAACGATCACTGTCACCACGGGCAACTTCGATGTTGCCCCCTACCTAGTGCAGGACAACGATGCAGTGATCGATTTCCATGTTGATCGGGGGTTTGAAAACACCTATCACCTGACCACCTATGAAGCCGGTGGTATCCGCGATGTGAACCCCACATTTCAAAACAACCACGGCTCACGGTGGACCTTCAAAATGCAAGACAGCTACCACGCAAGGGGGGCCAGTTCGCTCACCTTCCTGTTCAAGGGCTACCGCACGGCCACCGGCTTCTGGCAGCTTTACTGGGAAGGCGGCTACCGCAGCAGCAACGACACGCCAATGCGGTTCAGCGGTGGCACGAAAATGAACGGCGCCCACGCGATGAAAGGGTTCGGGGTGCAAACCTTTGCCGCTGGCGGTTTGGAAACAGGGCACGCCGAAGGGTATCTGGTGGCCCGCTGGCAAACGGTGGCCTGATGCCAGAACAGCTGCCCGACACCGCAGCCGAATGCCGCCAGCTGCTGGAGCAGGTCGGCATCGATCAGGCCTGCCTAGATGCCCTGAAGGAACACCTGCTGCTGCTGGAGCAGCAGGAACAGCAGCGATGAAGTGGCCGCGCGGGCCCAGCCAGCACGCGATCGTGATGGGCCTGCTGGGTGTGCTGCTGGCATCCAGCGTGATCTACACCCACGAAGCCCTGCGGTTCTGTGAGCGTGCCGTATTCGATGAAATGGGCACGATCGCCAGGGAGGGCACAGCCGACAAACCGCTGAGCTTCCGCGATGTGTGCCCCGAAGCCAGGCAGCGGGCTGAAAACCAGCTGAATCGCTGGCTGGAAGTGCTGCTGGCACTGCTGGTGCAGCTGCCAGGGCGCGGGCCTGGTGATGGGCCTGGCCCGGGGCCATAGGCTGCCTGCAGCACCAGGGCATCGATGGCGAAACCGAAGGGCAGCCCCACCAGCCAGCAGCGGCTGAACCCGATCAGGAAGCGCACCAGGCAGGGCCAGGGCCGCGGCAGCAAACCGAACCACGGGCGGAAGCAAACCCGTGGCCAGGGCTGAAATGTGCCCTGCTGCTGCCGGTTGTGACCGGGTGCACTAAGGTGGGCCTGTTCCCTATTCCATAACGGTTGTATGCCTGATGACGCTGCAGCGGTGGCCGTGCCCCCTGCGTCGGTGGCGGCGGTGCCCCCCGAACTGCTGAATCAGCCGATCGATGCTTCAGACCTGGATGCGTCAGGCGGTGCCGATGCTGAACGGTTGCGGATCAAACTGAACCTGGCGAACAGCCAGGCGCGGGATGCGAAGCGTGAAGCCGAAGCCACGCGGAAGCAACTGGCGCAGCTCCAGGCCGACCTGGAAGCATTGCGCAATGCTGCCGAAGCTGGTGCAGCCAAACAGCTGGAAGATCAGGGCCAGTTCAAACAGCTGTGGTCTGATGCGAAAGGCACGATCGCCCAGCGCGATCAGGAAATCCTGGAGCTGAAGGGCCAGCTGGCGAACCTGCAGCAGTCTGCTGAACAGGATCGCCTGCGCGCAGCTGCACTGCAGGAAATCAGCCGGGCGAATGCCCTGGTGCCTGAGCAGCTCTATGGGCTGCTGCAGCCTGCACTGCGTGTGAACGATGACGGGCAGCCAGTGGTGCTGGCCGGTGGCGCGGAAGTGCCGCTGGGCGATCACCTGGCCAACCTGCGCAACCCGGGTTCCGGGTGGGTGCATCACTTCGCGCCGGGCAATGCCCGCGGGATGGGCGCACCAGCACAGGCGGGCACTTCATCGGTGGCACCTGGGCTGGAAAATCCCTATCGCACAGGCAACTTCACCGCTGCCTTCCAGCTGGAAACCACAAACCCCGAACTAGCAAAAGCACTGAAAGCTGAAGCGATGCGCGGGTGATTCAGTGGTGGGTGAACACGGCTAAACCCAACCCTTACCTAGGAGGCTCCCACAATGGGCGTTCCATATATCAACACTGACACGAAGGCGCCCGGCGCTCAGTGGGGAACAGCCCCCACTGGTGCACAGACCTTCCAGCACGCCACCGAAGTGTGGGGTGGCACGAAGCTGGCGGACATCACTGGGGCAGTCAAAAACCCTATGTTCGCCGCGTATGTGGCTGAAGCGGTGCACGCCCGCTCCCAGCTGCTGCGCTCCGGCGTGGTGATTCAGCACCCTGCGCTGAATGCCCGAATGGGTGGTATTCAGGTGGAAGTGCCCACCTGGAAAACCCTGAATCCGACCGAGGAAGTTATTGAATCCAATAACACCTGGGGCGCGTCGAAGGGCGGCTATCTCACACCGCAGCACCTGGCTGCCACGAAACAGGTGGCACCCATCCTGCGGCGTGGTTTCGCCTATGCGGCGGACGACATTTCGATGATGGCGCTGGGCGTTGACCCGCTGAACCACCTGCGCCTGCAGGTGGCTGATGCGCTTAACAGCCTGAAGGAAAAAACGCTGTTCACGGCCCTGGCCGGGATGTTCAGCAGTACCGCCACCGGTGTTTCCAACCTCACCACTGATGTGGCTGCCACTGGCACCACCGCCCCGGCTGCTGCCAACTACCTGAGCGCCGCCACGGCGATCGCCGGCAAGGCACCCCTGGGCGAGCGCGCCGATCAGCTGCGGGTGATCGCAATGCACAGCAATGTGTATTTCTACCTGCAACAATCGGGCCTCCTCACTTTTAGTTCAGATTCCCTAAGTTCGGGCACTGATATTAAATGGGGCGGCGGCGGCGTGGGGATCACAGATACCAGCATTGCCTGGTTCTGTGGTATGCGCGTGATCGTAACTGACAACCTTGGGCCTATTGCAACTGGCACAACTGGCGGGGCTAAAAAATATCCCGTGCTGATGTTCCAGGAAGGTGCACTGGCCGAAGGTTTCCAGCAGGAACTGCGAATCGAATCCGACCGCAACATCCTGTCGAAGGAAACCATCGTTTCCTGCGATTATCACTACGCCTACCACCTGTTCGGCTTCACCTGGAGCGGCAGCAACAGCAACCCCGACGCAGCTGCCCTGGGCACTGCTGCTAACTGGGGCTTCGCCTTCGGTGATGTGAAGAACGCTGGTGGTGTGCGCCTGCTGGTGAACACCCCCTTCGACACATCGAAGTACACCTGATCCAGCACGCCAGCAGTCGGCGGCTGGCAGCGATCACCTGGGGCCCTGCGGGGCCCCTTTTTTCGTGCCCAGGCCCAGGTGCTGCGGCTACGGTGCCAGCAGCTGCTGCAGGCCGATGCTGGGGGTGGTGCGGGTGTATCTGGAACCCGACGATCGGCTGCCGGAGCACCAGCGCCCACCGGCCTGGCCCGCGGTGGTCGACTACTGGCCGGATGAAGTGCGAGCAGCGGTGCGGACCTGGAAGCGGAAGGGCTTCCGGGTGCTGATGGTTGCGCTGTGAAGCCGCACCTACACTGCCTGGCAGCACCCTGCGCCAGCTGCTGTGGCCCTGCCTGATACGAACGGCTACATCACGGTGGCCGATGCTGATACCTGGTTCGCCAGCAGCTTCGGGAATGCCCAGTGGCTGGCGCTGACGGCAGCTGAAAAACAGGTGGCGATCACTGAAGCCAGCCGGGCGCTGGAGTCGCTGCACTGGTGGGGTGAAAAGTGTGGCACCACCCAGCCCTGGGCGTGGCCGCGGAAGCTGGCGGCCAGCAGCGGCTGCGGTGAAGCCGTGTGCACGGCATTGCCCGGTGATGTGGTGTCGGCGGTGTGCCAGCTGGCGCTCAGCCTGCACATCACACCCACAGCCCTGGTGCCTGCCCTGGCCGGCAGCACCGGCGCCACGATCACCACCAGCACCGCAGGCGGCGGCAATGGTGCCGTGAAGCGGCAGAAATTAGGCGAGCTGGAGCAGGAATTTTTCGCACCGGCCAGCAGCAGCACCACCACCAGCAAAACCACCAGCACCGGCGCGCAGCTGCCGCGCGTGCTGGGTGCATTCCCGTGGCTGTCGGACCTGCTGCGGTGCTGGATGGTGCCACCTTCCACCGGCAGCGCGCGTGTGCTCACCAGGGGCGCAGGTGATGGCTGCGGCGGTGGGTGTCGAAGGTTGGATGGCCTGCCGTTCGTGATGCCGTATCCGGTGGGCATCAGTGACAGCAGCCGGATGCTGCCCACGGCCAGCGGGATGTGGGGCGACTATGTGGATCGTGTCGGCACCACGGGGTGGCTGGGCTGATGACAGCACCGCAAAGCGCCTGGGCCACAAAGCTGGCGAAGGATCTGGTGGATGCCTTCAGGGAACCAGCGATCTGGCTGATCCAGAAAAATCACGGCGCATACGATCCACTGACCGGAAATATCGGCGTCACCAGCGATCGGATTTTCCACTGCGGCGGGGCAGTGGTGAGCAAGCTGATAGGCCCGCACGCTGCCTTCAATAAAGACGGCTACAGCAGCACCAGTGATGTGACCTTCTGGTTCGATAGCACCACGCTGCCGGTGGAGCCCACCACCGCCGATCAGGTCTGGTATCAGGGCAACCGGCTGAGTGTCACCACGGTCGAACCGCTGCTGGAGTCGGATCAGGATTTCTACGCCTACAAGGTGGTGGCATCGCTGCCCACTGATACGACCTATAAGGGCAGCGGCCCGCCGCCACTGGATACCGGCGCCGCACCGATTATCGAAACCTGGCAGTGGGTGTTTGGCGGCAACGCACCGCAGCAGCCTGATGCGCACGGCAGGCCACAGGTGCAGGCCCTGCGCTGGGGCACGCTGCCCACCCTGAGTGCAGCCAGCGTGATCAACCCGCTGCAGGCGCTCACGGCAACGCCTGGCACCGTCACGGGCGGCACCGGGCCGTTCACTTACAGCTACCAGTGGGAGATCGCCCTGCCGGCCACCGGTGGCGGGCCGAAGGTGTGGCGGCCGATCGCTGGCGCCACTGGCCTGAGCTACACCCCCAGTGCACTGGATCTGGGCGCTGAAATCCGGCTGGTGCAGACCGGCACCGATTCCGAAGTGCCGCCGAAATCCGTCACCCAGGCCACTGCTGAAGTGGTGGTGGCACCGCCTGCGCTGCAGGTGGCCACGGTGCCAACGATCACCGGCACGGTGCAGGTGGGCAAAACCCTCACCGCAGTGCCCGGCACCTTCACCGGCGGCCTGGCGCCAGTGACGCTGCAGACCGTGTGGGAATCCAGCGCGGATGGCACCACTGGCTGGGCGCCGGTGGCACCGACTGATCCCAGCAAACCGCTGGAACTGGTGGTGGATGCCAGCCTGCAAGGCCAACACCTGCGGGTGAAAACGATCGCCACCGATGCCACGGTGCCGGCGCCGCAGCAGGCAACAGCACTAGGTGCGGCGACTGCAACGGTGGCCGCCCCGGCGGATGTGCCGCTGCTGGCGGGCACTGCTCCCACGATCACCGGCAGCCTGGTGGTGGGCAGCACCCTGACCGCTGCAGGTGGCACTGCAACAGCAGGCAAGCCACCGATCACTTACACCTACCGCTGGGAGCGGGCAGCGGCCGCCACGGGCCCCTGGAGCACGATCACCGGCGCCACCGGCAACACCTATGTGCTGACCGCTGCCGATGCCGGCAAGTTCCTGCGGGTGGTGGCAGTGGCCACCGATGCCAACACCCCCACCCCGCACCGGATCGATGTGCCCAGTGCCGCCACGGGGGCTGTGGGCGCTGCGCTGGCAGCTGCCGCTGCTCCGGCATTGCCAACCGGCAGCCCAGTGGCCGGCACTGCCTGGGGGCCGGCAACAGCTGGCACCTTCACCGGCGGCTTGGCACCGGTGGCAGTGGCGAATCAGTGGGAGCGGGCAGCAGCAGCTGGTGGCCCCTGGATTCCGATCACCGGCGCCACGGCGCTCACCTACACCCCGGTGGCTGGTGATGTGGGGCAGTTCCTGCGAATCACCAGCACCGCCACTGACAGCAGCGCCACCCCGGTGATAGTGAGCAGCAGCAGCGCAGCATCGGCGGCGGTGGCGGCTGCAGCGATCACCTGCGCAGGTGGTGCTGTGATCATCCGCAAGGCCCCTGCCGATTGGGATTTCACAAATGTGTTCTGCGTCAGTGGCACCTACGGCAACCCTGCCAACTGGCAGGCCAGTGCCAGCATCAGCCAGGCGACTACCGGTGATGTGGGCAGCGGCTTTGCCTGGAATGGCGGCACCCCGAATGTGATTCAGCGGATGCTGCCCACCACGGTGCTCACCTACAGCCAGCCGAAGGGTGTGCCGGCCGATTGGCGGGAAGCACCGAAGGGTGTGTGGCACAACCTGCGCACGGGTGTGACGGCACACCTGGATGCCTTCGCTGCGGTGTTCGATGGCACCGAAACCTGGAGCAAGGGTGCATCACTGAACCCGGGCACGGTCGGCTATGTGATCGCACCCAGCCCTGCAGGGCTGTGCACCACCGAAGATGCACCGACACCGGCCACCGGCACCTGGACAATGGGCGGCGGCACCGGGGGCAGCATTCCGGTGTGGACGCAAGCCGGCACTGGCGTGCAGGTGGCGCAGTGGGGTGATCCCACGGTGATCGGCCTGGCCGGATCGC